CATCACAACAGCTACGGCTAAGGTAGCAGCCTTAGACAAGCGCATACGAGCCCTGCAAGGGGGGACCAGTGCCAGTAAGACTATTAGCACATTGCAGGTACTGATAGACATGGCGCAGCAAGACGAGACGCCCACTGTGACCAGTATCGTGTCTGAAAGCTTGCCTCACCTCAAGAAGGGAGCAATGCGCGACTTTCTAAACATCATGCAGGGGCATGGTTATTTCGCCGAGGCGAACTGGAACCGAACAGACTTTATTTACACCTTTGGGACCGGGAGCGTCATCGAGTTCTTTGGAGCGGACCAGCCACTCAAGGTGCGTGGACCGCGCCGTGACCGTTTGTTCTGCAACGAGGTGAACAACCTAGCGTTCGAAACGTTCGAACAGCTAGAGGTGCGTACGAAAGACTGTATATTTATGGACTGGAACCCGAGCACTGAGTTCTGGTTCTACACTGAGATGCTAGGCAAGCGTGATGATATAGACCATCTCATCATTACCTATTTAGATAACGAGGCATTGGACCAGAACATCGTGGACTCGATAGAGCAACGAAAGGACAGGAAGGGTTGGTGGCAAGTGTTTGGGTTAGGACAGCTCGGAGAGGTGGACGGTAAGATTTACACCGGATGGGCTATTATCGATGAGATACCACAGGGAGCTAAGCTGGTTCGATACGGGCTTGACTTCGGGTACAGCAATGACCCTACGGCTATCATCGCCATCTATCAGTACGACGGTGGCTACATACTAGATGAGGTATTACACCAGAAAGGTATGCTCAACAGCCAGATAGCAGCGGTGATACAAAACCAAGAGCACAACGTGCTGGTGGTGGCAGACTCGGCAGAGCCCAAGAGTATAGATGAGATAGCTACGTATGGTGTGCCTATCATCGGGGCAGTGAAGGGTAAGGACAGTGTGAAGCAGGGTATTGACTTGGTACAGGACCAGCGTATCAGCATGACTAAGCGCAGCGTGAACCTCATCAAGTCATACCGTAACTACCTATGGGAGACAGACAAGGTAGGCAAGGTGTTGAACGTGCCTGAGCACGCGTTCAGTGATGCGATGGATGCTGTTCGATATGGTATCACTAGCCTACCTAAGCTTGTGCAACCACTCTCGGAGGCAGAGCGTAAGGCTAAAACATTCCGGGCTGCCATGAAGCGTAAGGAGAGACTGCGTGGTGCAGCACACAGGAGAGAGCGTAAGTTTATAAGGTAGGGCTGCTCAGATCCGGGCGACCGGGGAGGGGTACCCCCCCATAGTAGGGAGAGGGCCCCCCACATTAATTTTTTTAAACTTATCCCCCAAAAAGTTGCCCCGCAAATGCTGTCCCCCCGCAGCCCCCCGCAGCTAAGCAAATGCACCGCAGTCCTTGTTCTATGTTACACTACAGTCGCAGTTAAGGCAGGCGTGCCTCAATTGTTGCTTATAACAAAGTCCCTGTCACTGGGGGCTTTGCTTGTTATATGCTATACTCTTGCTATATGAATAACGCAAAACAAACATGTCATTTCAGTATTTAAAGCCAACAGACGAGCAGGTTGCATTAATGCAAGATTTTAGAGATAAATTTGAAGCTCTGGCATCAAGCATTGAAGATTTTGCTCCAGAGTCCCGCGGTCGGGCGCTAGCCATCACCAAATTAGAAGAAGCAGCCTTTTGGTTGAACAAAGGAATAACTCATAACGAATAAATAACTATGTTAAAGAAAAAATACGCGCAAGGATCAGCAGTGAACAATTTTGTGAACGGAAATGATGATATACAGACCCGCTGGGCTGTTAAGGAGGTAGCAAAGTCTATTGGTGGCATTATCGGGAACACTATTGGTCCCGGTGGTCGGAATTATATGACCCCAGAGGGTATTACGAATGATGGAGTCAGCATCCTCAAGCACATCCGGTTTAGTGATGAGCGAATGGACTCGATTGCGGATGCTTTTATGGAAGTTGCCCGGAGACAAGACCAGGATGCTGGAGATGGGACCACAACAGCGACCTTGCTCGCTACAGCGCTCACCCCTTTGGTTTTGGAGGACGTGGCAGACATTACTGTTTCATTACCAGGGCAGAAAACTGTGATGGAAATCAAGGCACAGCTGGAAACGGAGCTGACGGAGGCACTGACCCACTTGGAAAAGCAAAAAACTACTGACGTCAGTCTCGAGGAGTTGAAAATGGTGGCCAATACAGCGATGGAGGGCCATGAATGCTCAGATCTGCTGGCTGAAACTGTCCACGAGGTGGGGTACAACTCTAATACTAGTATCCAGGAGGGGTTCTCGGGCAAGGTGGAGAAGCTGGTGGTACCGGGAATCCACATGCCGTTGAAGATTGAGGCACCGATTATGTTTACAAACGCTGCGCGTAAGGAGGCAACACATAAAAACGCTATTGTTATAGTGGCAAATCACGTTTTCGAGGATTACAACGACTTGGCGGTGTTTATGAACGGGATGATTACCCAAAAAAAGGAGGATGGGTCACAGCCGCAACCTTTGGTTATTGTTGGTAAGCACTTTTCGGTGCAATTTACTGCTCAAGTAGCTACTGTGAGTCGGTCAGTTGGGTTGCCAATTCTGTTATTGAACGCAAATGGTCTTCGGGACGAAGAATTTCAGGATATTGCGGCGTATTGTAACGCAAGGTACATCGACACTACCCCAAAAGGGGCACAGACGATGGCTTCGTACACTTTTGGTAATTCTGGAGAGGCAAAAGAGATTATTGCTGGACCAAAACAGACTAGTTTCGTTGGAGGGCGTGGAATTGAGGCTGGAGAGGTGTCAACTCGGATCGCAGACCTGAAGGAATTGATTTCTAAGGAGCAAAATCCGGCAGAACGGGATTTATTGATGCGCAGGGCTGCTGGACTTGAAGGTGGTGTCGCTACACTCTATGTGGACGCTAAAACAGCCGTTGACCGGTATTATTTGAAGAAGAAGGTAGAAGATGCGGTTAATAGTTGTAAAGCTGCTATGCAGTACGGTACAGCTCCGGGTGGAGGTATGGCATTGGCGGCCGTTGCTGGTGATATGGATTCTGGATACTTAAAGCAAGCGTTGAATGTTATTTACAACCGAGTGCAGGCTAATGCTGGGGGAAGCTTGGATATTGATACTTCTAAGGTGCGTGATGCGTTCTGGACTCAGAAGTGTGCGCTGGAGAATGCTGTCGGTGTGGTGAAGATATTAGTAACGATGGAAGGAGTCATAGCCGATGTAGATACATCTTTTGTAGACGACCTAAGTCAAAAACTTGGATATGAAAATTGATAATCTTCTTCATATCGCCCTGCACATAATGGGGCTTCTATTTATTACTCATTATTCTACTTGGGAAGTTGCCATTGGTGTATGGGTTCTTATTATTGCAAATAATTTACTTCATCATGGTTAAGGACACAATCCTCGTTGGCGATCCGGACAACATTGAAGAGATTCACGCTAAGTTTCCAGCGGTGAAGGATAATCCTTACGTGGTGTTCACGTATTACCCACATATTTATAAGCGGGTAGATTTGGAACTCCCTTTGGATTTGCAGGTACATGAAGCTACTCACTTAAAGCAGCAAGAGGTGATGGGAGGAGCCGCTTGGTGGAAATCGTATCTTGAGGATGATGAGTTTTTGCTTGAGCAAGAGATTGAAGCGTACGGCACTCAGTTGGCGTTCTTTATGCACTACTCTAGGTCAAAGCAAACGCATAATGCAAAGGAACAATTTGCTATGCAGTTGTCTTCAGCGATGTACGGAAATATTATTAGTTACGCTGAAGCGGAGTCTAAAATAAGGAATTATGCGAAATCTGTTGATAAATCTTCTTTTGAAGTTGCTCTTAAAAGAATCACCCGTGAGGGGGACCCTTCAGGACGAGCAGTACATAGCGGCGATGAGCAAGATGTATCAGAACCCAGCGATGGAGCAGTACTTAAATCAGCGTGAGGTCTATCTGATTTATAGGAGTACTGAATTGTTGTTGAAGGGGCAGACTGACCACGCCAGAGGCATGGCGGGTCAGTTGACTGAGTTGCGCTCAATGAGGAATAGGATGAAAGTTTGCTATTTGCGCAAAAACAAGAAGTAGAGTGTGGTATTATTTAATTAGCAGGCGACATAGCCTCGTAATAATTTGAAGATATGAGTGAAAATCAAAACCCAGACCTGGAGAATGGTAACGGCGGGGAACCAGTAGAACCAAGTGAAGCAGACGCGGCAAAGGCTGCTGAAGCTGCAGCGAACAGCGACCCTTTGGACGCTATCGAAGATGAACAAGTACGAGCTGACGCAAAACGTGACCGAGCAATTGCTCAACGTGTTGCTAAGCGAGAAGCAGGAGGAGAAGCAGAACCTACTAAAGAACCTGAAGCAGAACCAACCTCATCTAAATTTGTTACTAAGGACGATTTGAATCGAATGGCGACTATCGAAGCCAAGAAACAAGTCGCTCCAGAAATAAAGGAAGTATGGGACGAACTGACGAAGATTCAACTTGGAGGTTTTGACCCGATGGATGCCGATTCGATTGTTGCTAATATGCAGCAACGATATACACTCTATAGGATTGATAATCCAGTAGAAGGTGAGGATCCAACTAAGGTTTTTCAGACTACTAATCACGTACCGACATCTGGCGGAGAAAAGAAAGAGCCATCTAAGAAGGCAGCTCCTTCTCTCCCTGGACTCAAAGAACCGGTTAGTCCGGTAGACTGGTATCCAGCAAAGAAATAGATTCAAAGACGCTGTGTAGTTTATTTAACTAACAGCAAATATCATGGCTTTAATTCCTGTGAATTATGAAGAAGGACAGCTCGTAGAGCTTCCAATGGCTGACGCACAAACTCTTGTAAAGGGTGGTGTGGTCGTGCCTCTTGCATCTGGTTATTACGGTGCAGGTTCAGCTACAACTGCTAAGGACGTACAATACGTTTCTATGGTTGATGTCGTTACAACTGCTACTGGTGAAAGTGTTCTTTGTCTTCGAACTCAGTCTCGAACTATTTTTGAAGCAGACACTGACGCTAACCCAGCTCGAACTGACGTAGGTATGCTAGTTGACCTAGCAACATTATCAACGATTAACCCGAACGCGGTGACCAATCAAGTTTTCTATATTGAAGACATTGTTGGAGCAGTAGCTGACAAGAAAGTACGAGGGTACTTCATTGAAGGTGAGCGTGGTGGTGTTTAATCATTTAACTAATTAATCAATTATGATTCTCAAAGCTGATTTTCAATCTTTGACTGAAAAGTTAAATGATTGGTTCAACGAAAGTTCACGTGACGCTATTGCGGACTGGACTGGAAAAGATTATTACGACGTTGGAGAAACCGACTGGGAAGTGTTCAACACACTGAACCTGTACGGACTCGGACGACCTTCTCGAGTAGCTGAAGGAGCGCAGTTCCCTGCGATCAACAGTGAAGAAGGTGACTCAATGAGTCTTACTCAGATCCAATACGCAGACCGTATTGGTATCACGAAGCGTCTACGAAAGTTTGATCGATACGATCAGATTTCAACAATGACGAAAAGTCTGTCAGAAGGGTTCTTCGATTCTATCGACCAAACTCACGCTGACCTACTTACCAACGGCTTTACTGGTGCTTCATACACAGATGTGTTTGGTGGTACACAGTCAAACCTAGCGTCAGACGGTGTTGTACTATTTAGTGCTTCACACACGAACAACCTGAACGGCTCAACCTTCAGTAACCTTATTACGAACGCTGCTGGTACTGCAAACGCTGGAATCGATCGAGACCCGATTGTGAACACTGTTTCTGCCGGACGTAAGTACCGAGACCCGAACGGTTTGAACCGACCAATCAAGTTGGATCGTCTTCTTGTATCAGCTACTAACCACGACCTCGCGCAGCGAATTGTTTACTCACAAGGTGTACAAGGAACTCCGAACGTGGACAGTAACCCGCTACGAAGCGATGTAAACTCATTGGTACTCTGGAGTCGACTAGATGAAGACGCATCTGGAGCTGACAAGTCAGATTACTGGTTCATGGCAGACTCACGAAATGTGAAGTCAACGCTACGATCACCATTTGCTCAACGTCCAATGATGTTCCCACCAGAAGAGGTGAATGACTCAAAGACTTGGGAATGGACAGCTGACATGTTTTATGCCATGGGCGCAGACCACCCCAAGAACATCTTCGGAAGTACAGGTGCGGCATAGTTATTAATTAATCGTTACTTTATGGCTCAACAAAACTTGGTAAAATTAGCTTCTCAAGGACGAGCTTACAGTCCAGGACGAGGGTGGACAGCAGAAGAGCTGGACTCACTTATTGCTCTGGAAAAAGACTGTAATCTTGCTCGAGATATTGCTGCTGACTATATCCGCAATGGTATTTTTACCAAAGAGGAATACGAAGCTGCTCAAGAAGCGAAGTTTGCGCCTAAACCTTTGGATGTCATGCAAGCTGAAGCGGTTGTAGCTCACGCTGAAAGTGTGCGCAAGGCGCTGAAGTTGGATGCGAAGAAGGAGGCTGAAGCGAAAGCTGAGGCTGAAAAAGAGGCAGCGGAGGCTAAAGCTAAGGCTGAAGCGGATGCTAAAGCGGCCAAGGAAGCGGCTAAGAAATAATTTCCACTCTGTCCCTTATGCGTGGAAGCATAGGGGTTGGGGATGGGAGTTAATTCCCACTAAATAATTATTAATTCAAACATAATATATGGGAGGTTACATTGTGAATCAACGACGAGGAGTCGGCGGAGCTGCAAAGCCAGCTGCACCGAAGAAAGATAAGAAGAAAAAGAAATAGTATGAAAACATACGGCACAAAAAAGAATTTTACTTCACCTTCGAATTACATGAAGAAGGCTGCAAAGCCACGGACTGTCCGGCTTAAAGTTATTCCAACAAAGAAGAAAGCATCTTACAAAGTTCCAAAAACACCGAAAGTTTCTGGAGTGGGCTGGGGGATGTAGTACAATAGAAATATATGGAGCCATTAATTCAACATCAAAATAGAACAGTTCGGGTGGACCAGGTTCGGGTTACGGAGAATGCTTTAGCAAGAACGTATCTGACTGCTGATGAATCGGCGGCCGAAACAGCGTTATCTGTAAAGGATATTGCGGGGTTTTCCACAGGTAAATATCTTTGGATTAATCCTTATGGGGTCAATTCTGAGATAGTCGCTGTTCATGCTTCGACAGATCCAGCCGGCGGGGTTATTACAACAGCTGCTGGTACAGTTTTTGCGCACGCCGCTGGCGAGCAGGTGTTTTATGTGGAATTTAATCAGATTGAGATTAGTCATGCCGATACGGTTGATGGTACTAAAACGGTTCTGGCTACTCCTGGAGTAATGGCCCGGGAAAAGGAATTGATTTATTTGGACGTTGTTGAAACTGACGGGTTCTATTTTGCTCGATTTAAAGACTCAGTTGCAGATACTTTTGGTGCCTACTCTGATGGCGTTGAGTATGGTGGGTGGGCTGAGAACACCGTTGGTTACATTATTGAAGGGGCAATGCGTGATTTGTCATTGGAATTTTCCGATAGACTTACATTGCGAGATTGTATTCGTTGGGTTAATAAAGGATTGCGGGAGGTGAAAGGAAAGGTGCGAAAGTGGACAGAGCATTATGTGTACGATTACGTTACTGATCAAACACAGCGGGGACGAAATGTTGCGGATATGCCAGCTACTATTTACGATACTGAAACAAACAGCTCTATAGAGGGTGTGCGGGTGGGTAATAGTGCCGGAATGATTTATCTGGATGCTGGGAATTTTGATTCCCAGATGGGTGAAGTAATACAAAATACGGTGCGTACTCAAGCAGTATCTGGAGATACTACTCTGGAGATAGATAATAGTTACGATTACGAAGATACTGGAGTGGTTCATGTGTATATCGCCGGTGTGCGATACTCAATTGAATATACAGGAATCACTCGTTCAGAAACAGTCGGGGTCCTGACAGGTATCGCAGCTAGTGGTGATGGATCAATTACGGCTACTGTCCCTGCCGGGACAGTAGTGTGGCAGGGTGAAACTGAAGGACAGCCGTATTTTTACACTGTCAGGAATAGCTTGATTGAATTTTGGCCACTCCCTGATGCTTCAAATGATAATCAGAATGTGTACGTTGATTTCAACACAGCGGTGACTGAGGTGGACTCAGAAGCTGATGTAATTGACTATCTTCGGTACGACATGATTTCAAGCTACCTCCAATGGCGGATTTACTGCAAGTCAGAGCTCGATGGTAAGCTAGATAAAGGCAGTGGGTTCTATCAGGAATACAAAGAGGTACTCAATGATGCTATTCGAACAATGCGCCCGAACAAGGTTAAGACTGCACCGAACATTAATCATATGAGTCGCCGGGGCGGGCGTAGAGCAAAACCGGACCCGAAGCTTTTACCTAACGACCAACAATAATGGCACCACTCCCAGTACAATTTTACAAAGATCATTCAGGCGGCATAGTGTCGTCTATTAATGAATCATTAGGGTTACCAAATGTTGTCAAGGTTGGAATAAACATTGATTATGATGTGGAGCTGGGGTCAGCCGTTACGCGCCCTGGTTCGGCTCTTGTGGGGCCCCAACTGGTTGCTGGTAATGATATTTTGGGTTTGCACAATTTTAGGGATTCAGATGGCGGTAATCATGCTCTCCTTGCCGCTATAAACGCTTCTGGGGGTGGTAGTAGCGTTGTGTATAAGGTTGGCGGTTCAACTATCGTGACGGGCCTTACAGCTAGCAAGAAGATGCGTTTTGTATCGTTCCTTGACTCGGTATTGATGCTTAATGGTACTGATGCACCGCGTAGCTATGATGGTGCGACAGTTGTTACTACAGCTGGTGTATTTGATTTAGCGAATATCCCTTTTGATGAGCCTCCACTAGGAATTGAGTGGTTAGACCGCATTTATTTGATTGGAGATGCTGCAAATCCTGATCGTTTGTATTATTCTTCCCCTCCTGTTTCTGGTTCTATTTCTTGGACATCCGGAAACGGTTTTATTGACATTGAGCCAGAGGACGGTGGGGGAGGCTTGGTTGGTATTGGTAAGATTCCTGGTTTTATTTTGTTATTTAAAGAACGCTCAATGAAGCGTTGGAATTTTGACTCTGCTTTTCCCGAGACATTGATTGACCTTGGTACACCTTCACATGAGAGTATTATAAATGCTGGTGGTATGTGCGCATTTTTTTCTGCTTCAGATCGTGACACTACAGGGTTTTACATCACAAACGGTGGTCGTCCAACTCCAATTTCCCACGATCGATTGCGTAATATAAAATCTTGGGTAGATGCTATTCCACAGACAGCGTATGCGAATGTTGCGGGTTTTGGTAATTCCCGGTGGTTTAAGTGGTCAGTAGGTGATTTGACAGTAGACGGTGTTGATTACACTAATGTAGTTCTTAAGTACAATCACATTTTGGACCAGTGGTCTGTTCATTCTTATCCTTCTGAATTTAAGGTATTTTCTACTTATGTAGATGGTGACGGGAACAACACAGTTGTTGGGGGTGACGACGATGGGCAAGTAATTGAAATTGTTAAGCCTGGAGTATTTACTGATGTTGGAGATGCTCCAATTCGGTATTCAGTTACTTACCATGACGAGAATTTTGGTTACAATCAACAAAAGTCTTTAGGTAGGAGTATTATTTTGAATTCTATAGGTATGACTGGAGCACAATTTTTAATTAATGGAAAACAATTCCCCGGTATTAAAGGGCGTATTTCTCAAGTTGATTTAGGTCAAACTTTGAAGGGTAATTTCTTTTCGATTGGAGTTCAAGGAACTGTTGACGGGCAGCGTGCATATTTGAAGGAGATTGAAATTCCTGACATTAATTTGAATGATACTTATGGCGGTAAATAGAGATTACAGTCCTCAAGATTTTTTAGGTGGCAATGCTTCTATGCAAGCTGCGCAGACTCCCGCCGCAGCGGTTAGCGCAGCTGTTGGTGGCGGTAATGTTTTGCTTCAGGGTTCTATTTCACGTACTTCAGGTGCAGTTGGTCGTAGTGCCACCGTAAAAGCCGGTGAGGACATTCGACCAGCGTTGGAGTCATTGAAGAGCGCTGGCGGGGGCACACTGATCCTTCTGGCTGGGGTACACCGTCCTGCATACGATATTGTGGGAGCAAGCAAGATTAATATTATTGGGGAGGGGATTGACCAGACTATTATTGATTTTGGGGGGGGCGATTATCAATTTTTATACTTAGGCACTTCTTCTAAGCGTCTTTCTCGTTTTTCTATAGAGAATTTATCTATAAAAAATTCTACTGCTTCGACAGGTTGTGTATACATTGCTTATTGTGATTATTGGGCTGTAAAATTTTTAAAATCTTTTGATAATACTACTTACGGCATGTATATTCTTTCCTCTAGTCATTGGATGGTTGAGAGTTCTTCTTTTGAAGATAACACTTTTGATGGTCTAAAAGTTGATGGTGGGTTGTTTTATGCTGGTGCTACTGAATTTTTCCAGATTACCAATTCTGTCGCTTCTTCTAATAGTTTAAATGGGTTTAATTTAAATTCAGAGTCTCCTTATAACGCGGATTACGGCGGTGGTTTAATTAGTAATTGTACGGCTATATATAATACTCTTTCAGGTTTTCTTTGTGGAAATACTGCTTATCAGACATTAAGTTTTTGTATATCTACTTTTAATGACAGCGGTTATACATTTAGTAGCGAGAACACTATGCAAATTGGGTGCAGAAGTATTCAGAATGATTCCTTTGGTTTTAATTTGTCAGGTTCTAATATTCTTAGTGTGGCTTCTTCTTCTCTAAGTGATGTAGGCGCTATGACATTAACTGGCTCTAGGTCTGTTGTTTTAGGTAATGATCACAGAATAAATTCTACTCCTGATTTATCTAATTTTATTGTAAATTCGCAACCCTTAAGTGACACAACTGGCCCGGGGTCTTCTACTTGGGGATCTAGCCCTTATGGTTATACTAGAAGTTCTTCAGTATTGGGTTTTAAGAATGTTTCAGGTGGTACTGTAGAGAAAGGTTCTGTCGTTATTTTTAGCCCTTCTTTAGGACTTGATGAGCTTACGACTACAACAACTGCTGGAGATAATAAGGTTTTGGGTGTTGCCAGCTCTAGATCTACTTCAGGACGCACGATTACTGTTTTGGTGGAGGGACAGACTGATTTATTAAAGGTAGACGGTACTACAGACATTGCGGTGGGTGATTTTCTTTCGACGCACACAGTAGCGGGTGTCGCCGCAAAAGGACTGGCGGGACATATGGCGTTTGCTATTGCGCTTGAGGCATACACTACCAATAATAGTCTTGGAGTTATAAAAGCAGTTGTAATTAGTCCTCGTAAGATTTAATGGTGTATAATAAATAATAATATGGCTTACTACACTTTTACTCGAGCTCAATATGAAGACATGCCGTCAGTTCGACGTAGTTTTTTAGATTTAGAAAAAGCTGATTGGGGAGGCAGGGGTGATGATAGGATTTATTACTCAAGAAATTCAAAAGCTTCACAATACGGCGCTAAAAAACTTAATTCTAAACCTAGTTCTGGGGGCTCCTCCTCTGGTGGAGGCAGTTCTTCCTCAGGCGGTAGTAGTTCCTCTGGCGGTAGCTCTTCTTCAGGTGGAGGTAGCACGAGCTATATAGTTAACGGTAATAGCGTCAGCCGATCTGACTATAACCGGATTAACGCTGCAGTAGCCAATGCTCGACAGCAGGGGGCTAATTTAAATTGGTCTGCGCAGCAAATCCAGTGGGCAGTTGATGCTGTCTACAATAGTAACGGTGTTGGATCAGCTCCTTCTGGTGAAGCACCTGGTGATGTTGATTCAAGTGGAAATGTCACACCGGTTGATACAGGAGGTAGTTCATCTTCTGGGGGAGGTAATACTTCTATCACAGCTGAACATCAGGCTGCTCTTGATAATGCTGAAACACAGGGGGCTTCATTAGGGTGGACTCCGCAGCAAATCCAGTGGGCAAAAGATGCAGTAAATGCAACTTTTACAGGGTCAACTCCACCAGCTGGTGATCCACCTCCAGGTGCTGACGACACTGGCGACGACACTGGCGACGACACTGGCGACGACACTGGCGACGACAC